AAACACCATGTGCAGTATTCAAGAAAGGTCTAACAACCTCACCGCCAGTAGGTGTTAAATACCCATTATAGTATACTCGGCCACGACCATCAATACGGGCATGTACGGTAAAAGATTTTCCAGTTGAGCGGTAATACCGCACAGTTTCCATAAGTCCATAGCCTTGGTCCCCTCTTCGAACAATTTCTTCCCTAAAAGAATTAATAGAATCATAATAAGCAGCTTTACCTCTTTGGTCTTTGAAACGTGCTAGGTCATCCATGAAACCAGTAAACTCACTATCTACCTCATACTTAAATGACATAGTATGGTTTAGCATTTCAGCAAAGTCACCATCGATTTGTTTTTCATCAAACTTGGCAAAAGCTGATCTAGTGACCATAGGCACACCAGTAGATTTCCCTCTAGCATCAACATAAGTCTTTTTGCCGGGCACTACATAGTACTTGTTTTCTGGGCGATCTACTCCTAAACGATTTGACAACTCAATTCTACGATTGTAGTCTTGTAGCTTTAGCATCTTAGGATCAAGAATTTGTACTTCTCTTGAAACAGTATCTTTCCAATTACCTGAAGCACGACCAGTATCTAGGTCTGTAATAGCTCTCCGAGTTACACCTCTAGAGTTAATTCGAATAAGCCCTTGCTCTCGGAACAGCTCTAGGATCTTAGACCCTTGCTCATGTGCATCGGACAAAGAAGAACCAAAGACAGGATAGAAAGGATTCCAAGTAGACTTTAGTTGTTTACCCAGCTGAATGGCTAGACTGTCGTAGTCTGTAGTAGTGCCTTCAGCAATAACTGACATCAACCCTGATAGAGACTTTACAGCTTCACCTTCAATAGGTTTAGCAGCTGCTTCTACAAAAAGCTTTTCAAGAGTTAGCTTACGTTTTAAAGCGTATAGGAACTCAAGATCCATAATAGATCTGTACTCTTCTCTGATTGTTCTAGTGATGAAATCAGCAAAGCCTTCTTCCTTCATTTCTAGAAACATCTTTAACCAGTCTGGAGTTACTTTCTTCTTCAGATACTTCTTGACGATTTTAACTAAGCTATCTGGTGTTTTTCCATACCTAGTATAGAAACCAATTGGATCGTTTTTGTAAAATACAGAACGAATAGAACGCTTAATAAAACTATCTTTTAGTGTTTGAAATAAGCCTTCAGGGGATTTGTTAGGGCCAAAGAAATAAGAAGCCCAAGGAGACTTTGCTCGATAATACACAGACCTTGCCAGTGGAATTCCTTCCGTCTCAGCCCATGTTGTTACATATCTCTCATACTCTAGCTTATTTTGCTGTAGCTTTGCAATAGGTACTACTTCACCTTGGATCATTAGAGCAGGCTCATTAGGGTCACCTTTAAAGCCAAGAAACAACTGAGACTTTGCCCTTGAGCGTCTGTCTAGCAACCTAGAAACGTTAACCGTAGAAAAGTTCATTTCAGAGCGAAGTGTTGCTACAAAGTTTTCCCAAGGTTGTGGATTCTTTTGGTAACGCTCAAATAGAATACGTAGATTCTCTACTACAACAGTTTGTTGATTAACAGAGACTCTGTCTTCAAGAGAATTAGCAAATTCTTCAATAAAGTCTTTCTGTTTACGATCAAGAGCCTTAGACTCTCGCATATAGTCTAGCCTTTCTCTGTAAAGAGTAAAGTCAGGATCATAGTAAAGAGTAGACCGAGCTTCTCCTGTGAAAGGATCGAAGGTGTGGTTACGAGGATCAAACTCATTGTTGGCCCTTGATCGGACCCCTCGTTTACCTGCAAGAGAAGTACCACGGAAGTCTGTTAAGCTAAGAGCTGAGTTAGCATTCATAGTGTCTGCAATAATAAGGTCAGCAAGATCTTTTTTAGCTTGTCTAGAGCGAACTAGCTGGAAAGGCCTTTGAATGTTTACAAAAGAAGCTTGTGGGTCTTTAGCTACAGACCTTAGTGGAGAGAAGTAAGTTGCTAAGTTGTCTTTTAGGCGTAGTGCTGCAAGATCAATAGGATTGCCTTTACCAGAGAAAAATTCAGCTAAAGGTAAAGAACCTTTTTCAAATAGAGCTACTTTTTCTTCTGATCCTAACTTGTCTAGCTTAGTAGCCATAGGCTGCCGAGTTAACCACTCAGAGAAAGTCTCTTTCAAAGGAAGAATACCCGGTAGAGTGTTGTCAGGCTGTTCTAGTAGCTTTTCTTTGTTAATACGAGGACTTTGGCTAGCAAGTAGCTCTTTCTTTCCTTTTAATACAGGAACAAGAGTAGAACGACACCGCCAATGTAAAGGTGGTTTGATCTTTAGGTTGTCTTTAGTTTGTAGCAAACCATCGTAGCCAGCACAGATAGTGCTTGTTCTAGAGTCAAGGATAGCAGTAAAAACTAACCCCGAAATAACATCAGGATTAGCTTCTAATACTTTTTGCTTAACAGTAGTCTCTGCTTGTGTTAGATGTGTGCTAACAAGAGATTTTGCTTGGTTTTCTGTTAGTTTAGTTGACTTTAAAACATCAGCAATAATATCTTTCTCAGCCCTACCTTCCGCGATACCCTTACGAATGTTTAGGTTAATACGAGTAAGAGAGCTAGAGCCAATAGAGTTGAAGCTTTTTTCTAAGTCACCATACTGTTTAGACTCTTGGAATAGCTTGAGAGGAGTTCCTGTAATAGCTTTAGAAAGCTCGCCTCGGTTTACAGTAGCTACATCATACCAGCCACCTGTTACTTTTCGGATAGCGTTGGTTTGGAAGTCTAGCTCAGAACCGATAAAGTCTGTGATAGAATTGCTTGACAAAGAATAAAGTTCTCTAACATGTCGAGTAACTTCTCGTTCTAATTCTTTTTTGTCTTTTAAGTCTTTTCCAAGAATCTTAGATAAAAACCCACGATGACGGTTGCTAGCACGTTCTAGTAGTAAAGAGGTGGCTTCACCATAACGGCAAGTCAATAGTAAGTGTTCGATATTTAAATCGAATAGCTCTTGGGATTTAGACATTTATACCTCATTTAGTTGGCCATTCAATGGCGAAAGGGTTTAATTGCAATGTTATATCACGTAGTGCTTGACGGTAGTCTTTTAGTTCTTGAGAAACAGGATCTCCTTGCTCGTAAGCAATAACTACGAGATAGTCCGATTCAAGTAAAAGAGCATTCCTCTTACTCCTTACCAGAGTCCATTGGATAGCTAGCTCTGCTTCATTAGCAGTCCGAATAACCCATTCACTGAGATTCCATTCAAGAAAGTTTCCGGGTTCTACTGCTGGTTTTTCTGGCGCTGGGAGGAAATCCTCTAACTGGTATAAAGACATATTAGAGGGCAAGGAGTTAGGATAAGCCCCCTTATAGCTGTAAAGATTAGACATTATAGGTCTCCTGTATTAGTTGATGGAAATGCTCTTCCCGGTCCCCAGATTATGCGAACTGCGCCTGATGCCCCAGGGTTGTTGCTAGTTGAGGTGCTATCTGATCCTGCTCCTCCACCCCCATAGTATCCTCCCATGAAAGCGCCAGCAGCCCCCCCAGAGCCTCCACCACCGCCAGAAGCAGCATAAACGGTAATATACCCACCACCCCATTGAGCTTGTTGGTAACTTGAAATCACACCTCCGGAACCTGAAGCACCTTCGCCGAGTAACCCGACACCGCCTCCACCTCCGCCTGCTACGTATGAAGCACCTCCACCTCCACCACCTCCGCTTCCTGCAGATCCTGCGGTATTATAAGTGTTACTACCATCACCACCATTACCTGTGTAGCCACCAGCGCCTCCACCGCCGCCACCACCAGAGGCAGAAGATTTATCGCCTCCTTTCCCACCAAAGCCACCTTGTGTGGTAGGAAAACATGCCCCGCCAGAGCCTCCTATAGTAGTCCCGCCAGCGCTTCCCCCATATCCTGCTACAGCTATAGTTGGAGTCAGGGTAGTGGTAGGTGTAAGCTCACCAGTAAAAGTATTATAAACATAAGTTGTTGTAGATTTAAGGTATTTGAAAGAGCTATCTTGACCAGCAGAGCCTACTATAACTTCGTAAGAAGTGCCCGGAGTAACTGGTATGTTATTCTCCCAACCTAGTCCCCCGCCTCCACCTCCGGTGCCCCCTGAAGTAGTAGTATACCCATAACCGCCTCCACCAACAGCTACTACACAGACATAAAACACGTCAGCAGGGCAAACCCAGCTATAGGTACCTGCAGCAGTATAGGTTGTTTGACCTGTTGTTAATGTAGGGTTTAAAAAAGGGCTATTAGTAGGTAAAGCTTGCCATTCTAAAGTATTAGTGTTCCAGAACTCTACAGCATGTAACTCTGTGTTATAGCGTACCATGCCTGCATCACCTTGCGGTCTTTCTAAGGTAGTCCCTGCTGGTAGTGTTACTGCGCCTGTAAGTGAAGTGATAGGTAGTGAGGAGCCAGAAGAGCTACCACCAGAAATGTTAGCTGACAAAGTAGCAATAGTGGTAGCATCTAATGAAGTAATATTCTCTAACCTTAAGTCGTTAGTAATAACGGTAGTCCCACCTATTTTTAAAGCCATTTTCATTCTCCTTTCATGAGAACTAGGTTTTCAATTAAGTAACAGACCCTAATGCAATAGCTGCCTCTAGAGGGGTCATATCCTCGGTAGTCCAGAAGCTTGCTTGCCTCATACCTTGGAGGTGTTTTACATTACGTTCTAAAATAGTGTCGTCGTCTTTATATTTCTCAGAATTAGCAACTACATCATTGATAACCTGAACACTATCGAGGCAAGCTAAATAATGTTTAGCAATTCGTTCTTGTGTTAGCTGTTCTTCCATAGTTAATTACCCTATTATAAAGTTGCATTTGAATTTAGGTCACCAGCAATACTTAAGTTCCCTGAAGCATCTAGACTCATTTTGTTAATCCCACCAGTAGCAAACATAAGATTACCTGAAACGTCTTCAGTAATTGACCAAGCGCCTAGAGTGATTGTTTTGCTTGATATCTCTACTTCTACTCCTGGAACACGAAGCTTAGTAACGCTAGCATTCCCGAGAGTAATCTCATTAGAGACTGTAGCAGAAGAAGCCGCTGCTCCTGCACCTAAGATTGTGTTATTTGATCCTGTTGTAATAGCGGGTGCTTCATAACCTGCAGTTGCACCTAGAAAAGTATTGTTGCTACCAGTTGCGTAA